AAGAGAATCCAGCCCTTCTTCCGATATAGAAGAACACCTGACGAGCCATTACATTGTGCCTTTCTCTATTTGGTGAGCGCATCTCTGAGATTGTTACTTGTGCTGCTTCGCTGACTGCTCTTGCTATCTCATCCAAAGGAGCGTCTCGGTCAACTGGGTTTTCTAAATCTTGGAGAATCATTTTGTACTCCTTGATTGATTGTCTTGCATTGGCAAGGTTAGACCAGAGCGTTTGGCATTTCTTCAGCAAACGAGCGTTCTGGATTTTGAGTTCTGTGTTTTCTGTGTATAGGTCTTTCATTCTGTAAATTTTGTTAATGAACCGGTGAACTTGACATCTATGGTCACGCATTCCCCGTGTCGGTTTTTGGCAATCATCAATTCTGCTTCCTCTGTATCTGGTTTTTCATCTTGATAGTAGCAGGGTCGGTAAGGGAAAAGAATCGCATCAGCGTCTTGTTCAATCGCCCCTGATTCCCTCAAGTCAGAAAGTAGAGGTCGGTGGTCTGAGCGTTGCTCTACGGCTCTTGAAAGTTGTGAGAGAGCGATGATGCATATTCCAAGTTCCTTGGCCATCAGTTTTAGGTTGCGACTAATCTCAGCAACTTCCTCTTGGCGGTTCTGCTTTGTGCCTTTCATCAGTTGGATGTAGTCAATAACCAAAAGGTCAAGGCCGTGTTTCTGCTGATGGATTTTCAACTTGCCGAGGAGTTTGTCTATCCTCAAAGAAGTGTCATCGTCCAACCACAGAACCGGGTTGTCAGCGATGGTGTATTCAACTATTCGGTCAATGTGACCTTGTGAGAGAGAGTTGCTACGAATCTTGTAGTTCTCAATATGGGTTTCGTGGGTGAGAATCCTTCGGGCTAATTGGTCAACGCTCATCTCTAAAGACATAAACAGAACCTTGTATCTCTCGGATGCTAACAATGCCCAAGTGAGAGCGATGGCTGACTTACCCATTCCTGGTCTACCAGCACAGATGATCAGGTCACCTCTATTCCAACCTCCCAAGTATTTGTCAAGATATCTCCAACCCGTATGCATTCCATTGGTAGCATCTTGCCGTTGGAAGGCTTCACAGATATCATCACAAGCTTTGTTGACTGCCTTGCGTGAGGTGGTTGGCTCTCGGTCTATTTGGATTGTAGCGTTTGAGATTAAGGTAGTCAGTTGGGAAACAATATCTCCATCCTTGTCTATCTGAGCCAGTCCTTCAACAAGACGGTTGTGTTCGTACTTCTTAGCGAGTTGTTTCAGATAAATGTCCACCTGAGAATACTCGGTTGCCATTCCTTGAATCATCACCAAGCGTTTGAACTCCATTGTGTCTTTGAGTTCAATCAAGATGTTGTGATTGTTCAAAGGCTTTGACGAGAGGTAGAGTTCTTGGATCTTGGCAATCGCTTTGTCAATCGGTGACTCAAACCATTTGTGATTAACTGAAAGGAGTTTGACTCTCGTGTTCTCGTCAAACATTGCTGAGGCGAGGATGTATTCACTTGGTGTCATAAGGTGGCTTTTTTGTATTTTGGTGCAGCAAGTTCGGTTTTATTGTCTGAAGAACGCAACCAAGTTCTTACGGATGCTTTCCAATCCTTCATCTTATTCTTGCCTACCATCCAACCTTTTGAGGAGTAAAAGTCAATAAAGCGTTCAGCATCAAAACCAGGAAACTCTGTATTGATTTCTTCCTTAGTTGGAGGTGTAAATCTCTTCTTACTTATATCATTATCATTATCAGTTACATTATCATTTACATTATCGGCATTTTTGGCATCGTTTGGTATGCGGTCGGATGCGGTCGCATCCCATCGCTTACGAGCGTTTGCGGAGTTGCGTTCTCGTATCTGTTCGTATTTCTGCAAATCCCGTTTGAGTTGCTGCTTAATGGGTTCAAATGCAATCTTCGTGATAACACTTTCAGCCTCTGGGTTTTGATCATTGACATATCTGAGGATATGCTTGAACAAGTCACCTGCTTGTTCGTTTGTGAGTTGTTCTATCGTGTGAATTAGGTCACAGTATAGAACGAATGATTTTTTGTTTTCAGCCATAAAAAAAGCCCGAAGCAGTCAGGCGTGAGAGAGACACCTGACCACAACGGGCGAATATGTTTTGTTCTGAACCGACTCTCTCTCGGTGATGAACTATTCTCAAGTATGGTTTGACAAAGATATCAAATTGCTTCAATACCCCAAGTCCTTTTTCCAAGTTTCTTGATGATCATGACGCACTTTGTACTTGTTGCCTCTTAGGTGTGGGTACTCTTCTTGAAGCTTCTGACGGCATCTGCGAATAGTTTCAGGTGAAGTGAAAGCCCCAGCAGCATAGAGTCGTAGAAAGTCCATTGCTGAGATGTTTGGGTTCTGAGACATTTCACCTTTCCAAACAAGTGTTTGAAGAAGGTTGTCATCATCCATCGCCTTTGGATGATTCAAAAGGATTGAAGCGATCTTCTGCTTGTTCATAATGCCTTCCCCCTATACAATTTTTTTTGTTCGGTCTTGAGATGCTTCTGCCATTCGTTGAATTGCGGAATGAACTTGTCACGCTCAGGGACTGGTTGGTGAGGAACATCGTAAGAGTCAATGCCCTTCTTGATGATGAACTTGAAGTAACTGACTGCCAAGATGGCAATGGTCACCGGGATGATTAAAACTGCTGGTATCATTGTGTGATGTGTTTAAGTTCGTGAGATTCTACCCAATAAAGGTGTTCGTCTAATTTGATAAGGAAAGTACCGTTCTCCTCTTGCTTGATTACCTCCACAACTTTCCCGTTGAGGTAGGCGTATGTTGGCTTTTGCATATTCAAATATAAAACTATTTTACAATATCCAAAACAATTTTAGAAAATAATTTCAGAAAGCATCTCTGACGCTGCTTCAAGCTTAACATCAATCTCGGCTTTCACATCATCCAGGTACACTTCCAACTGATATATCTGCTTCCCTTCGGGCATTCGTGGGTCGTAGGAAACAAACACCCCTCTTGACTTCTCGGTGGCTAACATTCCCAACTGCATCTGCCAATAGTATTCTGGTCGTGACTGCTTGAAGGACTCGTTGTCTTTGATCAGCATATGGCGAATGTGGTTGTGACTCTCGTAAGGGCATTTGATTTCCAATAGGTGATCGGTGGAAAGTCCATCGGGAGATGCTCCTGAGAAAACCCCGTAGGAAAAGAACTTGAACTCTTGGCCTCCGTAGTATTCCCAAATACTGTCAGACTCGTTGTTGAAGTGAATGAAAGCTTCTTGCTCGTGTTCCACTCCCCAATCTAAGGCTGCACCCCAAATGGGTCGTTTCTGCCCAGTCAGAATCTCTGCTGCTTTCTCAATTACAAACGATTTGGCGGTCTCTGAGAGGATTTCTCCCTTCTTGCGAGGTGTTCCCATCAGGCGATAGATTTCGGAGGCTGTGAACTTGCCCATTCGCTGTGCTTCCCATTCCATTTGTGTCATTTCTTTTTGTTGTTAAAAGTTTCGTTGTAGTATAGTTCTGCTTGGTCATTTGTCCATTGAGTATGTGGATAGTCATCAAATACTCTTTGACCTTCTATGTGTGCATCCATTATCTGCTCCCTCTCAATTTCTTTGGCTTGTTCAATTATATTATTTGGGATACTCCAATTTTCTCTTTCACAATACTCTAATAGATATTCTACTGCTGTCTGTTTCATTTCTCGTTGGTGTTAAAGGTTTCGTTATAGTAGTCATTTGCGTCAGCCCATTGATTGTGCCACCCATCCAACTTCCCATCCAGAAAGGCATCCACAATCACCTCTTTCTCTTTCTCAAGCATTTCTTTTCGGATAGCATACCAAGTAAACTTATCTTTTGGGGTGTCCCATAGTTTTTCAAATAATTCTTCTACTGGTGTTTTCATATAGCATTAAAGTTTGGCAGTTGTTCAACGAACTCCAAGAGCATCAGATACTCCTTAGCCTCGTGATAAGTGAGGAAGGTTGCAGCGAGTTCCCGTTTCCAGTAAACTCGCCACAACGATTGTCCATTGACAACTGCCTC